ATACGGGTTCCATTTTTCACGCCCCAGGAGGGCTCGATGCCAGGACCGCTACCCCGCGTGGACGCTGCCAGGAGCAACCCGCGCACCACCGTGACCGCTTCACCACCCACAAAACCGCCCCGTCTTCGCCACCTGAAGGACCACCATCCGGACACTCGCCGGTTCTGGCGTGCCGTGTGCGTGTCGCCGCAGGCCGGGCTGTTCACCGAGGCCACGTGGGAGTGGTTGCAGGCGAAGATGTGGCGTTTCGACGCCTACTTCGCCGACCCGACAGGGGCGAACACCGCGCTGGCCCGTGAGCTCGACGACGTCACCGCGAAGCTGATCCTGCTGCCCCGCGACGCGGTCGCCAGGGGCTTCACCCCCGAGCCCGCCGCGGCTCCCAGGGGCGCGGCCCGCGGCCGCCGGACAAGGTCCGCGCAGCGCGAGCGGCTGTTGAGCGCCGTCCCGGACAGCGATGCCCCGTGACATCATCCGTGCCCCCGACCACGACCGAGGGCGTTCCCTGGGCTGGCTGGCGCTGGCCTGGCTGGAACACTTCGCGGTGCACGGCCCCGGCGACGTCGAGGGGCGGTCCCTGGACCCCGACGACCCGGACGGCATCCCGCTCGATGATGAACGCGCCGGGCTGATCCTCGACCACTACGCCCTCGCCGGTAATGGACGGCGGTTGTACGACTCGGCGTTCACCTCCCGGTCCAAAGGGTGGGCCAAGAGTGAGATCGCCGCCCTGGAGGTGCTGTTCGAGGGGTTCGGACCGTGCCGGTTCGCCGGATGGGCGGCCGGCGGCGAGATCTTCGAGTGGCGGGACTTCGTCTGGGAGTACCAGCCGGGTGAGCCGATGGGCCGGCAGGTCACCTACCCGTTCATCCGCTGCATCGCCACGGAGGAGGACCAGGCCGGGAACACGTACGGCACGGTCCTGTTCAACCTGACCGACGGTCCTCTTGGTGAGGGCCTGCCGCGTGACGCGGCCGGGGTGACCAGGATCGCGATCCCGACCGGCGGGGAGATCATCCCCTCGACCGCGGCGGACGCCTCGAAGGACGGCGGCAAGGAGACCCACGTGGTCTTCGACGAGACCCACCTGTACACCAAGCCGAGCCTGCGCCTGATGTACAACACGGTCCGCCGCAACCTCGGCAAACGCAAGGATTCCGAGCCGTGGTCCCATGAGACGTCGACGATGTACGCGGTCGGGGAGGAGTCGGTGGCTGAGGCCACCCACGCGTTCGCGAAGTCGATCGCGGAAGGCCGCACTCGCCAGTCGCGGCTGTTCTTCGACCACCGCCAGTCCGGCCCCGTCGACCTCACCGACGAGGAATCGATCAGGGACGCGCTGCGGCAGGCGTACGGTCCAGCGTTCGCGTTCATCGACGTCGAACGCAAGATCGCTGAGATCTGGGACCCACGTAACTCGCCCGCGGACACGCTGCGCTACACGTTCAACCAGCCGTCCAGCGTGGAGGACGCATGGGTGACCGCGGCGCAGGTCGACGCCCGCAACGTCGGCGACCAGGTCGTCGATGACGGCGACCCGGTCGTGCTCGGGTTCGACGGGTCCCGCTCACGTGCCCGCGGCGTCACGGACGCGACCGCGCTGATCGCGGTGAGGGTCGCCGACGGCTACTCGTGGCCGGTCGGGATCTGGGAACAGCCAGAAGGCCCCACCGGGGACGGATGGGAAGTCCCCGTCGCGCAGATCGACCAGGCCGTGCGCACCGCGTTCGACACGATGCATGTGGTCGGGTTCTTCGCCGACCCCGCCCTGTGGGAGTCTTACGTCGCCAACTGGGAAGCGGACTACGGCAAGCGGTTGAAGGTCAAAGCAGGAGGCCGGCACCCGATCCAGTGGTGGATGAACCGGGACCGGGCCGTCGTCGCCGCCCTCGAGCAGGCGCATAACGCGATCGCCGACGGGTCGATGAGCCACAACGGGGACCCTGTGTTCCGCCGGCACCTGCTCAACGCCCGGATCCGCAAGACCCGCTCCGGGGTGCACATCGCCAAGGAGCATCCCCAGTCGTGGCGCAAGATCGACGCCGCCGCGGCGTGGACGCTGGCCTGGCAGGCCCGCCTGGCCGCCGTCGCCGCGGGGGTGAAACCCCGCAAACCGACCCGCAAGGTTCCCCGCCGCCTGCGCTGACCACTAATCGGAAGGACCGAGGGCACCTATGACGCCTGAGACCCCCGATGAGTGGCTCGCCTACCTCGGGAAGAAACTCGACTACCGGCACACCGAGCTGCTGCGCCTGCACAGCTACGTCACCGGCAACGCCCCCCTGCCTGAGGGTGCGACAGAGGTCGCTGAGGCCTACCAGCGGTGGCAGCGCCTGGCCCGCACCAACTTCGCGAACCTGATCGTCGATGCGGTCTGCGACCGGATGACGATCGCCGGGTTCCGGGTCGGTGACGACACCACCGACAACGATGCCGCCCGCACCCTGTGGCGGCGATCGCTGGGTGACGCGATGGCCCCCGACGTGCACGCCGACATGCTCAACTACGGGGTCGGCTACGTCATGGCCTCCTCCGGCCGCGACGGTGCCGTGCTGACCAGAGAGTCGCCGTTCGCCACGATCACCGACCACGACCCGCTCGAGCCGATGTGGGTGCGGGCAGGGTTGAAGATCTGGACCGATCAGGACACCGACCATGCCGTGCTGCACCTGCCCGGCCGGCTGCACCGGTACCGCCGCAGCCACCACGAACGGGCCGGGGTGCCGCTGGCCGCAGGGAGCGTCGCGGGGTGGGAACCCGCCGGTGACGAGGAGACCGGCCTGGACCGGGTCCCGCTCGTGCGGTTCCTGAACCGTGGCGGTGTCGGGGAGTTCGCCCGGCACACCGACCTTTTGGACCGGATCAACTGGGTGATCCTGCAGCGGCTGTTGATCATCGCGATGCAGGCGTTCCGGCAGCGTGCGCTGCGCAAGACGCAGGAGAGCGCCGAGCTGGAATACACGGATCCGTCCACAGGCGAGCAGATCGACTACGCCGAGATGTTCGCGCCCGGCCCCGACGCCCTGTGGGATCTGCCCTACGGGGTGGAGATCTGGGAGTCCCAACCCGGCGACATCACCCAAATCCTGTCCGCGGTCAAGGACGACCTGCGCGATCTGGGGGCGGTAACCCGCACCCCGATGAGTGTGCTCACCCCCGACTCCGCCAACCAAAGCGCTGAGGGCGCGGCGTTCGCGAAGGAAGGCCTGGTGTTCAAGGCTGGGGACCGGATCAACCGGGCGTCGCCGAGTTGGGACGTCAGCGTCGACCTGGGCCTGCGCCTGGACGACCTGTCCGGCCCGGTCGTCACGCAATGGTTGCCCGCCGAACGGCAGTCCCTGGCCGAGAAGGCCGACGCCGCCCAGAAACTCTCGGCAGGCGCAGCCGGCAACCCGATCCTGTCGCGGCGTCGGATCATCACCGACATCCTCGGCTACGGCGCGGACGTCGCAGACCAGATGGAAGCCGAACTGGCCTCCGAAACGCTGACCACCGCCCTCACCTCGGCGCTGACGACACCGGCCGAACCGGCCGCGACACCGCAGGCCGACACCACGCAGGCCGGTGTCTGACCATCGGGTGCCGCTGACCGACACCTACCGGCGGTTGGCGGCCGACCTGCGGGCGCGTACTCTGCGCCACGCCAACGGGCTGTGGGTGCAGATGGGCTCCTGGTCAGACCAGGCCGCCTCGCAGCTCGCCAAGGACCTCGGTCCGGTCGAGCTCGGCGCGCAGCGGGCCACCGCCAGCCTGACCACCGCGTTCCTGGCGCAGTACGCCGGCATGCCCACCCGCGACGTGCCCCGCATCGACCTGACCACGGTCACCGGTGTCGCGCTGCGCGGGGTGGACACCACAGAGCTGTACCTACGGTCGGTGATCGAAGCCCGGGCCACGTTCGCCCGGCTCCGTGATGCGGGCATGGACCCCGCCCAGGTCATCGAAGCGGCGAACACCGCCGGGGTCCGGCGGCTACTCGGCACCGTCGGCACCGACCTGCAGTTGGCAGCGACCCACACCTCCCAGGCGTTCCTGCAGGCCACCGGGATCGGCAGCTTCCGGCGGGTGACCCGCGCCGGGGCGTGCGGGCTGTGCGTGGCCGCCTCCGACAACGTGTACAGCACCAGCGACCTGCTCCCGATCCACACCAACTGCCACTGCATCGTCGTGCCGGGCAAGGAACTCCCCAAGGACCTGCAGCGCACCGGCAACACAGACCGGCCCGAGACCGCAGGGCGTGGTCTACGCATCGACCAGAACGCCGAGATCGGCCCAGTCATGGACTGGGACACCACCGCCCAGACGGGCAGCAAACGCACCCGCAAACGACCCGCCACAGCGACCACCGACGAGCAGCGCCGAGCCATGAAACAAGCCCAGCTCGACGGCTACGAGAAGATCCTCGCCGACGGCGGGGGCACCGACTGGACCCGCGCCAAAGCCGCCGAACTACGCGCCGAACTCGGTCAAGACCGGGTGGGGGCGTCCAGTCGGGTGGCAAAATCCGATCAGTATCCCGTCCCACACAAGGCGCGCAGGCTTTCGCAGCAGCGCCAGCCGGCGCCTGCCAGGAAGCGCAGCGAACTTAGAATCCCCACGAACTCAGCAAGATACGGCGAACTGCGCCGGGCGTTGGATGCAATTGGCAACGTGCATGGGATACCACCCGGTCCGCCCGTGGCCATCACTACGCGGGTCCTCCCACCAAACGTCGCCGGCCGTTACGCAGACGGCCTCATCGAGATCGATCCGGAAGGACCCGTCCGTTCTCTCACCCTGGTGCACGAGA